TGACTAAAAAAATTGTAGTAATTGATTTTGACGAGGATGATGTTCCTTCTATAGTAAAAATGCATTTTCACAAAGTGGTCGTAGAACAATTATCTGACGATCCGGAGTTTTTAGATCACAGGTGGGGAGAGTCGGGTCGCCGACTTTTTGGCCAATACCGCGACGATCACCAAATGTTACTACAACAATTTTTAAACAATCCTTATTACTTGATCTTTGAAGATTGGCAAGCACAAATCAACAGCATTAATCCTGTATTAACTATAAAATTTAAAGATATAATGCTTGGGAATTTGAATGAGATTATTGCTGAATTTTTCAAAGTTTCTTCGTTGCCGGAAGTTGATGAATTTATCGAAACATATCGACAGGCCAATCAAGAATACTTAACTTACGAATAAAAAGTAAAACTTAGAGGTTGCAATTGTTCGCTAACCTGCTATAATAGATACAAGCAAATTATCAACTTGGAGACACAATGAGAATTTTAACATTAGAAAATACTGTATTTGATTTAGATACATTACCAGAAGAGATTGACGATTTACGTTTTTCAATATTTGATAACAGTGACCCACAAAATCCAGATCATCTATACATTCCGTTGATATTTCTAGAAACATTTAACTCGCCAGCATTGGTCTTGCGTATTGGCGATCAAACAATGAAGATGCCAATTGATTGGCAAGTGCTAATTGGAGAGCCAGAAGTGGGCGATTTAGAAATGCTACAACTTACTAGCATCAATGATAGAGGATTTAAAGTATTTCAATTTAATCCACTGACAAGTTTTAGACCTAGTTACATGGATATTGAGATAGTTGATGTGTATCAGGATGTAACTTGGTATGTGCCTAAGTTGAAGAATGGACAGATGTTGGCCGTTCCGGTCGAGAACAAAGACGATCCACGGTGTGCGTACTTTGTCAAGGATATCAGTCGTAACTGTGAGATCGTGGATTATAATAAGGCTTGGTAATATGGAGTTTACAAAAGGTATATGGAATGTATTGACAACTAAGGTAGAAGACAGTATACTATTAGCAATAATATTTTTTATTGGACATGTGTTAATTGCAATGGCAGTTGTTAGTGTTGTGACTGGTGCTAGTTTTTGGGAGGCAGGAGCAGTTGCACTGATTGAACCTGCAATAAACAGTGTTTGGTTTATAGTATTACATAAAACTTGGAAGAAATTGCGTGAATCAAAAACTTAGTATAGCAAATGAAATGCGGTGCTTGGATCTCAAGGATCGCAACTTCTATGACAGTTTGACCGATGAAGAACGTAAAAAGTATTCAAACTTTCTCATGATACGTTGGAGCAGTGCGGTACAAGGTCCTGCAGAACTGCAAGAATACTATTTGGTTGCATGCAACGAAAGACTCAACAAGCATTTCTTTGATATAAACAAGCATCAAAAACTACAATGGTTATGTGCCACAAGTATTTCGCCAGGCATGGGATCGCACAGACATCAATGGATCTCTCCCAAGAAGAAAGAAAAAGGCAACAACGAAGGCAAGAAAATACTGATGGAACTGTTTCCTGCAATGAAAGCAGATGAGGTAGAACTATTGAGCAAACTGATGACCAACAAAGAACTAAAGGAACACATGCGTGACAGTGGAGTCGCAGACAAAAAGTGAACTGTATAAATGCAAGTACTGCGGTCGTGAGTTTAGAAAAGAAAGCACACTAGCAGTGCATCTTTGTGAGCAAAAACGCAGATTCCAAGAAGAGAAAGAAGTTGGTGTGCAAATTGGATTGCAAAGTTATCTAAAGTTTTACACCATGACACAAGGCAGTGCAAAACTAAAAACCTATGCTGACTTTGCCACATCACCATACTACAAAGCATTTGTGAAATTTGGAAGACACTGTGTTGGCATAAATGCAATCAACGTGCCCAAGTTTGTTGAATGGGTAATCAAAGAAAACAAGAAACTGGATCACTGGTGCAAAGAAGCAGTGTATGACGAATACCTGCGTCAGTATATTCAAAGAGAAGCACTCACTGACGCATTACAACGTGGCATTGAATACAGTATAAAGTGGAGTGAGAAGACAGGACACCCTGCACAGGACTTTTTACGTTATGGAAATGATAACAGTGTAGCATTTGCAATAAGTACTGGAAGAATATCACCGTGGTTGGTATTCAATTGTGAATCAGGACAAGCATACTTGGCAGACATGAATGCAGATCAAACAAAAATAGTATGGCCATGGATTGATCCAGACTTTTGGACAAAGAAATTCAAAGACTATCCAGCCGACCAAGCCTACTGTGAAGAAATTCTTAAACAAGCAGGATGGTAATGAAAACACTTTGTTTAGGAAACAATCATTCTCATACCGACGAGATGACATCTGCATTAGGATTGAATCATGGACTTATTACGGACGCTTCAATTGAATTACAAGATGGATATTACCATACAAGTGTAGTTGATTTATCAGTAGGTGAAATACTAGATCTTGCCAAACGTTTTGATAGTGTTGTTGTACTTGATCAGCCCATTGAATTATGGAATCATCCAACTGAATTTCACAACACACACGAAATTGCTTTACAAATTGGTAATAAGGTTTCATGGCAAAACGCCGTTGGAAAAGACCAATTGCAATACTGGAAAAATCTAGTAACAGATAATAAAAGTTTTTGTATATTTCCGTTTATTGAACTGTTGACAATGAATGGACATACAACTGTTTGTTGCAGAAGCAATACTCCTATAGTAGATATAAACAAGTTAGAAAACTTTTCTACAAATAGTGCATACCAGAAGATACGTCAATCAATGATTGATGGCAAGTTGCTACCCGAGCATTGCAATGAATGTTATAAAATAGAAGACAAAGGCATACAGTCTGCTAGACAGGAAGAAACAGTTGAATGGGCATTAAAACTGAACTTAAGATCAATTGATGACTTGAAAACAATCACTGATCCGGTGTACTATGAAGTTCGACCAAGTAATACTTGCAATTTAATGTGTAGAATGTGCGGTCCACGGTATAGTAGTCTCATTGAACGTGAACAGAAAGATCTAGGAATAATACCTAAAGAATACACAGAATCATTTAGTGATTTTAATATTGTGCAAATAGAGAATATTGTAAAGTTGTATGTTGCAGGTGGAGAACCTACTGCAATGCCTGAATTTTATGATTTCGTACGTAAATGTGTCAGACGTAAATATACTGATTTTGAATTTGTTGTTAATACAAATGGAATGAAAGCGTCAACACTATTACTCGAACTTGGATCACATTTTCAAAATTTGCAGTATATCATAAGCATCGACGGTTATAAAAAACACAATGACTATGCTCGTTGGCGTAGCAATTGGGAAACAGTTATTGAAAATGCACACAAGCTCAAAAACAATGGACACAAAATACATTTCAACACCACAGTAAGTTTATATACTATTTTTGATTATACTGATCTTATAGAATTTCTTGACAAAGAGTTTCCAGGATGTCTAATACACGGACAGTTTGCAGATAACATTTGGCCTTTTGTTTTTGACTATTCTTCAGAACAAATTTTTAAATTAGAAAGAATTAAGCATACGAACATATATAAAAACAATAAACTTTTTGAAAGTTTTATCAATGGTGTAATAAATCTTGCTAGATCAAGCAAGTTAGATCAACCTAGATTAAGTAAATTTTTTAGTTATAATGATCGACTTGACAGAGCAAGAACCAGTCGCTTACATGACTATATACCTGAACTAGAACAACTTAGAATTCAGGTTGACAATCCAGGAGATTTATAGTATTATGTTTTATACAGAAAAGATTACAATAACCGTACCTGCAAAGGAGAAGAAAATGGGATTAACAAGACCTAAATCAACACAACTTGAAAAGCCAAAGAAGAAAGATGATCCACATTTTTGGGTCAGTCTTGTAAAAAGTGGAATCAGAATAGCGGCATGTTACATGCTTTTTATTGGCAGTATTGAAATGGCCGCAGTTACACTTGCTATAGCAGAATTTGCAGGAATAGGTGAAGAACTAGTATAATGAGTGCTGATGTAGACATTGACTTTGCTGATAGGCAACACGTAATGGATCTAATCAAATGTACTCCTGCTAGACAAAATGCAGAAGGACGTAAGCACAACAGTGGTGTTTATGTTACGCCAATACCAGTTGATGCACCAAATGGCTGTGCAAGTATTGACTATGAATATGCTGAACAACGCGGCTATTTTAAACTAGACTTACTTAACCAAAGTGTATACACACTGATACGTGACCAAGCACACTATGATAGTATGTTGGCAAAAGAAACCGACTGGACTAAACTGCAAGACAAACAGTTTTGTGAACGTATAGTACATATCGGTAACTATCATGAACTAATAGTTGCAATGCAACCAGATAGTATACAACGTATGGCTGCATTTATTAGTATAATACGTCCAGGTAAAGCACACCTACAACGTAAAACGTGGGAGGATGTATTTGCAACTGTGTGGGATGGTGATGATAGTGCTGGTTTTGTGTTTAAGAAATCACATGCAGTAAGTTATGCACGTCTTGTTGCACTGCACATCAATCTACTCTGCGAACAAGTGTAATACTGCGACGTTTAATTTTCTTACGTGAAAGTTCTTGTAAGCTCGTCGCAGGTCCTAAAATAATATCTAAATCTTTGTTGATAAACGTTTTGAGATAAGGTCTGAACTGTTCCCAATCGTTTTTGAGAAATATGTTAATAGGTATACTACGGTTTGATTCCCACCACCACTGGTTTGCAAGCTCTAAGAATTCACGTTTTTGTTCTTCATGAACAATGCCTCCAAAGTCGTAAATGGTGGTTATTTGATCATCTCTATTTTGTATAACACCAACATATTCATTACTTGCATACGTGCAAAATGTAATGAACGGATATCGTTCTGCAATCTTTTCGAATAGCTCTACGCCCATAAATACCTTGTAATTGGAGTTAAATTTAATGTATTCTACACCCGTCTATTTATATCAGCAAAAGCAGCAGGTACTATTACCTGCTACGGACGGTTCTTACTTTCAAAGGAGATGGCAACCAGTGTATGCTAAAAAATTAAAAGTCAACAGAGGAGTTGACAACGTTATACTGTTTGAGTTTATAAATCAAGATCAAAAACCTGTGAACATCTCAGGCAGTACAATAACCTTTAGGATGATGAGCACAGATGGCGATGAATTACTCATAGCAGAAGATCTTGTGCATTTAAGCAGTGCATTTGGGAGGGCTAAAGTCACACTTTCAAGTGAAAAACTGGATCTAATTGAAGAGCAAACTGCCACCTACAGTTTAGAACGTGCAAGTGGTAATTTATATGAAGCTGTGTTTACTGACGCATACAGTGCTGGCAGAGGACAAGTTGAAATAGTAGACAGTGTGTACCCAGACTTTGTTGATAGTAAAATACTTGAACTTCCAGAACCAATGATAAAAAGAGGTGCAGCAAACCAAGATCGAAACTACACCAGTATGGCATACACTGCTAACAATACACTCACTACATTTCAATTGGACTTTGATAATTTTACTGGAAATGTTATAGCACAAGGCAGTGACACACAAATTGGTCCTGATTGGTATGATATTGGATCGCAAACTGTTTATGCAAATCAAAATACACGAAGTTATATCAACATTGATGGTCGACACAATTGGATACGTTTTCAACTCAATCAATATGGACTATCTGCAGATGGTGTTGCAACAGTACAAAACGGATCAGTAACTGCCATAACATCTGCTGGCGGGTCAGAATGGTTTGGAGCAGGCACTCCCAACGTTGATATAGTAGGAAATCCAGGAGGCACTGGAGCAACTGCTACTGCAACGAAAACTGGCAATTCGGTGAGCGAGATCACAGTCACCAATGGCGGACAAGGATATTTAGAAGTACCAACAGTTAAAATTAATAACGGCAGTATTACACAAATCCTCTATAGATAGATAACCAAAACACTTGATCAATTATATAAATTATGCTAATATACTAGCATAATGATAGATATCTTAAGTTACATTCCGCAGAAGCGTAAAAATACAAGTTCTGGTTGGGTAAGTTTTAATGCACCTTGTTGTGTACACAAAGGCGAATCACAGGACAAACGTCTGCGTGGTGGTATAAAACAAGCAGATGATGACTGGAGTTATCACTGTTTCAACTGTGGCTTTACTGCAAGTTTTACTGCAGGGCGAAGTGTTGGTTACAAAGCACGTAAGTTGCTTGAATGGCTAGGTGTTGATCCAACTGACGTTGAAAGACTGAACTTAGAAAGTTTAAAACGTAAAAGTTTATTAGACTTAACTGCTGAACGTAATACAATCAAACAAAAGCAAATTGACTTTGAAGAACAAGAAATACCCACAGGTGTAGAACGCATAGATGAAAACAGTAAAGAGCACCTTCACTATGTTGAATACCTAACAAAACGTGGCATGGTATTTGGCTATCCGTTTCTAGTAGATAAAAAACGAGGACCA